GCGTTGCTGGTGAGTTTTGGTAGTCCTGTGACCTGTAGTGAAACAAATGCGTCCACTGACGCACCTGAACTCCTGTATATGGCGTATCTGGCCTGTGTCTTGTCTGTGAGTGCGCCCACTGTCACAATTGGTACATTGGTCTGTCCCGCAGGCACATTTGATTGCTGTCCTGTCAGCAGGAATTCTGTGTCTGTGGTGATGATTGGTTCAGCGCCAGGTATGCCATCTCCTATCCTGTCTGTGCTGGATACCCTGAAGTCATCTGAGTAGAAGAAGTTGAATCCCGCGAGGTCGCCAAAGTTCATTGTGGCGCCACTCAAGGTCTCTGTGTAGTTGGTGTCAATGTTGTGCGTGGCCAGGTTGTGTAATTTTAACTTTAGGAAGTTGTTTGAGCCCCTTGACACCTTGATGTGATACCAGTCATCGCCAGGTGCTGATCCAAATGTGAATTCCTGTGCGTAGGCATACCAGGTTGAACCATCAAAACTGTAATCCATTCCCAGGTGCGTGTTGGCTGTCTTGGCCCTCAGGTAGAGGTCTGTGCCCGCTGTGTCCAGATGGAAGAAGTAGTCACCATGCCTGTAGTTGGGCGGTGATGAAATTGAGTCAAGCCAAAACATCTTGAATGGTTGGTACCAGAAGTCAATGGTGAACTCACCTGTGGTTATGCCTGTGCCTGTGAGGCTGAAATCTATCTTGTCATTGTTGTCTGTGAGGGTTTGGTTCCCATCATACTCATTGAACCTTAGGGCGGCTGGTTCAAACTTGTAGTTGGTCTCATCAGCCTCCACACCTGAATTGTTGATTGTGATCGCGTTGTCTGACCTGTCCGCTATGCCTGTGACCAACAGCGGTGTGCTGTCATCTGTGTCCACCAGTTTGGCCGCGCCATTGACCAGCAGTATCTTGCTGTACTCATTGACCAGCGTGGGGTATCGCATGTCTGTGGTACCATTGTGATTGGTGCTGTCCTCTGAGAAGAATTCTGTCTGCTTGGCGGTTGATAGGTTGGTCTCAACCCTGTTGAGTTGTGCCTCCTCCGCGGAGTTTGAGAACACCTCCACCTTGAACTGGAAATACCTGCCATACACAGCGTCAAAGGTCTGTCCTGTCTGACCATTGATCACTGGCTCACCAGGTATTGTGTCACTGGTGGCTGTCTCTGATGCGAACACCTTGATGTTGACATCTCCCGCCGCGTCCACTGAACACAGTGGATTGACCCAGTCCTTCCTGCCCAGGTCCAAGACCGCAGTGAAGTACTCTATGTCAGCGAGGTCATCAATGGGTTGGAAGCCATAGGCGTCTGAACCCTCCTGCCATGAAGTTAGGTCAGCCCAGGTCTCGCCATTGGTGTTGATGTCCGCCCAGGTGTATTCTATGATCTTTAGCGTGCCATCTGTGTTGTCAAAGTATCCCGCCATGTTAGCCTCCTAGGTTGTGGAAAGTGACGCTGGTGTTGGGGTCAGCCTTGAAGTTGCCACGCTGTATGAACTCATTGATGGCGGCCTCAAGCCCTGTGCCTGTCACTGACTGGTTATTTAAATTGGTGTAGGTTATTGTGGCTGTGGTGTTGGCACTGCCATCCGCGTATTCCTTGTTGTCATAACTGTTCCTGAATCGCGGCACAATGTAGGTGTCCTCTGTGACCAGGTTGATCTGCACCTTGTTGGCCTCATCACGCCTGTACACATTCTTGTCAAAGTAGCCCTGCAGTGAGTTGTCACTCCTGTTGTAGTAGTACAGCCTCAAGGTATCTAACATTGAGTCCTCTGGTGGATGGTATGCGAACTGGAAGGTATCTGAACTGGTCTTGAAACCCTGTATCCAACTCCAGTTGGTGATTGAAGGGATCAGGCCAGCCAACCATGAGTTGTAGTTTGTGGTGTATAAGCCGCCAACCAACAGTGTGCTGTTGACAGGGTCATCATCGCCACCATTCAGTCCTGTGCCTAGGAATTCTGTCACTGTCCTGTTGGCTCCAACATCTGGGCTTTGTGGCAGTGTGTTGTTGCTGTTGTTGGGCGAGCTGGTTGTTGGCGTGCCCGCGCTGTCAAAACCTGTTACCACATCCTCACTGTCAAGTGGTGGTGCCACGCCAATTGGCACAACTGGGTTGGCCTTGGCCAGTGGTGTCAGTGAATACATGCTGGGTTTATAGGTCTGTGATGGCAGAACAATCTGTGCGTTCTGCACAAATGGATACAATGATGCGATGTGTTCCCTGGCCTGTACGCTTACAAAGCCATCCTTGGTGAATGACATTGACAGCACCCTGAATGTGGTCTGTGATAGGTTCAGCACTGTGTTGGTCACAGTGATTATGTCCCCTGGCTCAACCTCCAGCAGTTCTGGTGTGGCTGAGAAACTTAGGAAACGCTGGTTCCTTGATTTCTTGTAGATCAATCTGGCGATGTCTGTGGCCTGGTTCCTGTTGCTGATTGTGTGGAAGTCAAACTCCCCAATCAGGTCCTCCCCATCCGCTGTGACATCCGCTGATTCTGTGTATGAAACTTCCTGCTCTGTGAATTCCAGGTCAGGGTCAATGTATCTCACTATGACCTGGTTGTACTTGTTCTGTTTGTCCTCGCCCTTCAACGCTATGTCACCCATCATGTGTTTCTCAGTGACATCAAACGCTGATGTCAGTGTTGCGCTGGTGATGTCAGTGGCGTTGCCGCCATCCTCTATGTTGATCTTGTATCTGCCCTGTATGAATGGCATGAATCCCCTTGTGCCCACCAGCAATCTCTTGACATTGTCAAATAGACTTGACTTGGTGCTGATGACTGCATTACAGGTTATGGCCTTGCCTGAATAGCCTGTTGAGTACTGCACACTCTGGTTGCATTTTATCGCGGCCCTCTTGAATGAGTCCGCGTCAATCTCTTCCTTGGGTATGCCGCAACCATAGACTGGGTTCATGAGGTAGTCCAACAGGTTGCTGACAGGGTTGTATGAGTTGGCTGTCTTGCTCAGTGAACCATAGTCCGCTGATAGGTCAGCACCACTTGAATGTTGTGTGACATCATAAACCTTCTTGCCCAACACATCAAACTGTGCTGTGGGTATGCCACCCTTGTATGGGTTGGCGTCTGCGTCCTCTTGGCTCTTGATCTCTTTCCATTCAAATCTGCACACCACATAGGCCATGTTCTGTGCGCCCCTGGATCTCTGTCCCCAACTGGCTGACTCCTTGGCCAGGTCATTGGAGCCCAGTCCTGCCACCAGTCCATTGTTGAACACCTGTACCTGTAGCCTGTTGGCGAACCTGCCTGATGTTATGTTGTATTTCTGTCCTGATGTGTACAGACCACCGCTGGGCCTTGGCAGTTCTATGTCTTGTATGTGTATCCTGTTGATGCCCCTGATCTCGCCCTCTGCCACCGCGTAGATCACATACAGGAATGAATTCCTTGTGCCATTGGTCTCAGCGAATATGATCCTGCCACCCACACGCCTGAAGCCATAAACCACAGGTATGGCCACCTGTGATCCAGTCTTGGTCACAGTGACGCCCTGTGGTCCTGTGTCCTGCTCCACCTCTGGCACATCAAAGTCTGGCACAGGTACGCCGCCAAACAGTCCGCCCAGGGCACTGCCTATGGCAGAGAACGCACTGCTGAAGAAATCTCCAACCGCGCCCAAGGCATCACCTATCGCATCTGGTATGCCACCCATTACTTGATCTCCTTTACATATGTGTGACCACACTGGGTCATTAACTTGCCATAAAAACTGTCACCCTGCTCAATGAATTCTTTGTTTGCGGTGTAGTCCTTGTGCCACCCCTGTACGCTGGTGGTCATCAACTCACAGTCCAGTTCCCTGAACCAGGCCTCCGCCCTGCCCACAAGGTTCTTGGCTGTGAAACCATTCCTGTAGTCTGGATCCACAAACAGGAACATGATGTGTCCTGTTTTCTTGTTGTTCCATTTGTTGTTGATAGCCTGGCACACCACACCTCCTGTTGGCTTGCCCTCATGCTCGCTGACAAATGTCTGGTATCCTGGTTGAATGTTCAGTTCCTTGGCCAACTCCATCACATTCTCTATCTTGATCGCACCAATGCCATCGCCCGCCTCCAGTGCGTAGTCCTTGGCAAGGTCCAACATGTTGTCAAAGTCCTCAATCCTAAATTTCCTTATCATCCTATGGTTTCCCCCAGTTGATGTCTTCTATGGTCTGGTGTGCGAACTCCATTGTCCTGTCCCCAGGGTACAACTTCTGCCAACTGCCTTCATTGGTACGCCTGCCATTGATCTTTTCAAAGTCAGCGAAGTTGGATGCCACAGCAAGGGTTATCTTGCCTGTGTTCCTGGCGTTGCTCACAGTGTATCCTGTGATCTTGCCCTTGAATGTTATTATTGGTGTGCCCACAATTGAGTTGTCTGTGGGATCAAGGTATGTGCCCATCACTGTGACTGACTTGTTCACATTGGCTGATGTGGCGAATTTTGTAATGTTGGCTGGATCCAAGGCACTGATGTTGATTGAGCAGTTGGTGATCACAAGGTCTGTGTTCTCCTCTGTGTCAGTGACGCTGAGGAAGGTGCCCTGTGCGAGGTATGTGTTTCCTGCATGGCTCACACTGAATGGTCCATCTGTGTAATAAACTGTGCCTGTTGAGGTCTGTATCTCAATCATTGAGATCCTGATGTGGCTACGCCCCGCCAGGTATGAGTTGATTGTAGATCCAAGACTCCTCGCCATTTAGATCTCCTCTATCATGTCAATGTTGTAGGTCACAGTGCCATTTGTGGCGTATCTGTATTCCTGTATGTCCCTCTCCAACCTCATCCTGAATGGTACAGCATTCACAGTGACATTTGATGTGTCTGTGATGTCCTCAAACAGGCTTGGTGTGATGCTGATTGTGCCAGCACCTGTTCCATCTGTGGTGACATTGTCAACAACCATGTAGACCTTGTTGTGTGATGCGAACTTTAACACATCTCCCGCGTAGAATATGGTCTCAGAGTTCTTGTTGGTGTTGACATCAACGCTGGTGGCACCCGCTGAGGTGGCCCCATCCACTGTGGCTGTGAGCCCATAGGCCGCGCCATTTGAGTTGTAGGACACATCTGGTAGTGTTATGTCAAAACTGTTTAGTTGGCCCTGTAGCCTTGTGGCTATGGCCTGTATTGGCTTGAAGTTGCCCACCACCATTGGTGGGTACTGGATTGTGCCAGCGAATCTTGTGCCCGCTGTTGAAACCCTCACGCTCCTGCCTGATTGTGTGGTGGTGACCTTGGTGTCACTCACCGCCTTAAAATTCATTGTCCTGAAACCTATTGTAGTAGGCCAGTTTCCCACATAAGCCATTATACTATCGCCCTCCTGCCTTGTCTGTTGACACCTTCATTGATGATGCCTGTTATGAGTGCCCGCCTTGATAAGAGTAGTTCATCAAATCCTGTGGCGTCCACTGTGTTGATGTTGAAATTGATGTTGACATCACCAGTCGCTGTTGCTGTGGCTGGATCTGACATGCCTAATTGTTCATTGGGCACCACTTGGCCATTTGTATTTGGAATAAAAAGTTCTGGCCCCCGCTCACCCACAATGTAAGGTTGTCCCTTTTGTGCTGGACCACCATCTGCCAGTCCTGGTATTCCAAAACCACCAGTGAAGAAAGATAACACAGCCCTCAGACCTATTTCTCTCTTGAGTTGGCTGTTGATCTTTTTCTGTGACCCCTCTACGCCATCAAGTTTTCTCTTGAGCACATCAAACACATACACCTGTAGTCCAATCTGTATGATGCCTGATATCAATTGCCTGAATATGGCCTTGGCCAGACTGCCAATTGATTCCTGTAATGACTTGGCGCCCATTATGGCATCAGCGAAAGCATCACCAACACCGCTCTTGAATCTTTTCCATGCCCCTATCATAAGTTCAATGCCTTCCTCCACAGGATCAAATTCTTCCACCAATTTCTTGAGTGCCTCTATGCCCTTCTCCTTGAAGTTTTGGAATGTTAGTTGGGCCCTGAATGTTGAATCTGATGTGCCCTCCATCGCTTTCTTGACCTTGTCAAGGTTCTTCTGTGTTTCTTTGAGTTCAGCGTTCTTCTCCCTCATCTTCATGACCAGGTCAAACATGGCCTGGCCATACTTGCCAAGCACAATCTCGCCTGACTGTATCTTGTCTATGTAGGTCATCTGCAGTTCCGCTGAAGCGTCCGCGGCCTCACCTGTGTCCTTGAATTTGTCCCTGAGACCATTCATCTCAGCCCTAATGTCTGAGGCCTCGCCCCTCAATCTCTCTGCTGTGCCCTTCATTCCAATGGCCTCAGCCGCTGTGGCCGCCATCTCCTTGGCCTTGGCCAATGCATCACCAATAAAGGCATAGGCCTCAACAGCGTAATCAACCACATAGCCTATGGCCAGTGTGATCAGTTTGCCTTTTGTACCTAACAACAAGAAGCCTATAACACCCAATGCCTTGATTGTACCTGGTAGGCTGTCTGTTGCCCTTAAAATATTGTTGTATGAATCTTGGAACACCTTGAACACTGGCACCATAGCATCTATGATGTAACCTCCCCCAATCATTGCTGTCTCCGCTGAGTGTACTATGCCAGCACCTATCTTCTCAGCCGCCTTCTCTATGTCTCCAAATTGTTCTGACAGTGTGTCATTGAGAGTGGCCACCGCTGATTTCAAGAAATCAAATGGTCCAGCATCCATCACCGCCTTCTGGAAGTTGAACATTTTATCACCAACCATTGATACCAAACCATCAAAGGTTGATGCCAATGCTATTGATGCCTGCCCAAACTCACCATCTGGTCCAAACACACGCTCCAATGCCTCTGCTGTTTCTTCAGCGGTGACTTTGACGCCATCTTTGAATCCAAGTAAGTTCCTGACACCTTTCTCCCTCAATAGGTCTGCCGCTCCAATACCACCTGACAGTGCCCTTTGGATCTGTTCTCCTGATGTCTGGAAGTCAAGTCCTGTCACAGCCGCGACATTACCTGTTAGTTCTAAATTTCTTCTAAGTTCTTCAGCGTCCTCTGACACAACAGCCAAAACACCTGATGCGGCCGCTATCTCTTCAAGTGAGAATGGCACAGTGCCCGCGAATTCGCTCAACTGGTCAAAGGCCTTGGCACCTTCATCCGCTGTTCCAAACAGGAATTTAAATCTCTGTTGTAGTGTCTCTATCTGTCTTGCTGTGTTGAGAAAAGTCCTACCAACCCTGGCCGCACCTATGGCCGCGATGGCACCTCCAGCCAGTTTGGCCGCTGTGCCAAGACCACCTAGGCTGTTCTGTATCCTGATGGTTGATGCGTTCAGTTTCTCAAGTTGCCTGGCACCCTGTACCTGCACCTTGACATTGTAGTTCTCTGTCACCATATCCTTTTACCTCTTCCTTGTGCCCATGGTCTTCTTGGACTCATCATGTTCATAAGCCATGAGACCCGCCCACAATTTCAACTCCAACACAGACAGTTGTTGCACCTCTTCCAGGCTCTTGTGGAGCCTTGTGGCCAACAACAGCAGGAATCTTAACTCTGTGTTGGTTCTGATTCCTTTGTTGCTTCTGCCTGCTCAATGTTGACTTGAGCGTTGTTCAGCACAGTGGCTATCCTGGTCAAGACCCTTGGATCCGCTTCATTCAACAGCATACTCCTGTCAGCCTCCTGAAACATCTTTGACCCATCCTTGTTCCTGGCCTTTGATATGATTGATTGAACAAGGGCTTCAACTATCTGTCCCTTGGCCTGTAGGTCAATCATCTTGGCCTCATCATTGAAGGAGTTGGTCTGTCTGTAATAGATGTCACAGTCCCATTCTTCCACTTTTATCTTCTTCATCGCACCACCAATTATGTTTGAGTAGTGCTGTTTAATGTTTTTCCTAATGTCTGTCATTTGAAAAATCTTCCTTTGTTGGTTCTTGTTGTCTCCCTTGACGCGGGTCTGTAGAAGCCATTTGGTGCTTGCCTACTGTATCCCTTGTCAAGCCTTGGCACATAAGGCTGTTTGTTGGACAGGTTGTATGTCCTGCCAACAGATTTAGTCTTTCGCCAAGATTTGGCCGCCAACCCTGAACGCTTGGGTGTGTACTTCCTAAGATTCACCAACAGTGTGTTGGCTGTCCTATCCATGAACACATCAAAGTTCTTGTCCAGGGTTTGGTTGCCCCTCATAGCATTGAAAATGCCTCTGATCATTCCAATTACAGTTCAGTCTTTGTTAAAGCGCCTGTTCCTTGGAAAGATACACTGGCTGTGACAGCGTCATTTTGATCTGCTGTCATGTCATGCCCTGTGATGATTACCTCACCACTCAGTTTGACACCAGTTGTCTCACCTGATGGGTAAAGTTCCACAGTCACTGGGTCTGCCCCAATGGCCGCGAACAGAGTCTGTTGTGCTGAGTCATCATCTCTGAACAATAAGTCCATTGTCCCTGTGAATGATGTCTGCCCTGGCAGATACTGTTTTGCTTGGGTTCCCATCACTGATGTCTCAATGATGTCTCCCACCTGTGAAATTGAAAATGATCTCACAGAAGCGATTGTGGTAGCGGAACCTGTCACATCAAACTTCGCTACACCATCTGTTCCCACATATGTTGCTGTATTAGTTGCCATATGTTAGTCCTCCTTGTTGGTTTGTTTGATTACTTCCGCTGTGGCTTCTGCTTCTAAAACTTTAGTCACCTTCGCGGTTTCCTCTTTGGTTGTTGATTGGACCTTTTTCACCTTGGTAGGCTTGGGCTTCTCCACCTTCGCGGGTCTTGAATATGTCCACCCATTACCCAAATATTGTTGCACCTTGCGGTTGTCAACAATCTCTGAATTCCCTTGTCTGTCATACATCTGAATAGCCATTATGCGTTTCCTCTCTTGTAATGGTAAGTGATCTCAGCCACAACAGTGACCTCACCAATTGGTGGCTGTCGCTCAATCACTTGTATGTTTGTTATCTGTGTGTTCACTATGTGTGTGCCTGTGGCCACTGGTGTTATGCTGAGGCCCCTCTCTGTCTCCAGTGATTCCTCTATGTTCCTGATGATGTCATTGCGCCTGGTGTCTATGCCCTCGCCACGCACAAAGCACCTCATTGAAACTTCTATAACGCCCCTGCGCTCACTCATTGATATGTCCTCCCTGGTCTCATTCAGGGGCACAACCAATATGGCTGGGAACTGTGTTATTGCCAATTTCTCAAAGTCAAAGAAGTCCCTTGACACCTTGCCAACGCCAGGGTTGGTCATGTTGCCTAAAACTTTCTCTACTCTCTTTAAGATATCTTCTCTTGCTGACATTACCTAACCAGTCTGTTGAAATGGACTGGTTGCTTCTCAGCGTCTTGGATCACAGAGTCTTGATTGTAGTCATACTTGACACCTTGTCTCAGGCATAAGTTGAACTCCTCATCAAATCTCTCCTTGTAGTATGCCATCTTCTCCCTGTACACATCTGATTCAGGTGTGAAGGTTGATAGGCGTGGATATATGTAATATGCCAACACATGGAACACAGCGGCCCTCTGCCATTGTGAATCTACCAAAAGATCAAAGTTGATGTCTGCGTATGCGGCCCTGGTGATGTCATAGTCTCTGTACACCGCCCTTGGCCACCAGTCTATCTCAATCAAGCGATTGATGTCATCATAGGTCTTCTGGTGTAGGTCTTTGAAAGTTGGAATCCCCAGTTCTAAGATGTCTGGTTCATATTCCTTCAGATTTGTGTCTGTAGCATATTGTGCCATTATGTGGTCCTTCCTTGTGTAAAAACAACAGTCCTTCTGTTTGTTTAATGATATTATTTAGTGGATGTCGCTGTGGTTAATACGCACATAAAAAAAGGGCCAATGTTGCCACTGGCCCTTTGATATACCTGGAGGTTAATCTCTAATCAATATTAGTTGATTGTTGATTCACCTTTTAGTTTAACACCATAAGTGTTTTTTAGGATCGCGTTTCCTCTTGCTGTTGAGCCAACAAATTCTACCGCTCTGGCAGAAACCTGTTCTTGGCTTTTCACAACAATTGGTCTTTTCACAACATGTCCAAAACACTGTGGTGAGAACACTGCTCCCACGCTGTCATCTGCTGAGTCATTAGCAACCGCTGTACTCATGAACACTTTAACATTGTAAAGTCTGCCCATGAATGCAGATTTTGATAAGATGTCATTTCCAACTGTTGACATAGCGTTAGCACTTGTTCCAACACCAGCACCTTGTAAAGTGTTAGCGATGTTGTAAGCAACTGATGGGTTGATAACTGCGTAGTAGTCACCATCCGCATCTGTTGGTGCGTTGTTGTTTCTTAGTGTGTACACTGCCTGTAACATTTTTGAAGGTGTTACTTCAGCACCACCTGTTCCAATAACATTTGTTAATGAATCAAATAGACTGAAAGCGTTGCTGTCAATCTTCTCACCAATAGCATTACCTAACATCTGACCAATGTCAGCGGCAACATCTCTGTTTGACGCTTCTCTTAATAGGTCTGTTAAGTCTGCTCTGGCACCAATCTCAGCCGCTGTGATTGTTACAGAAGTTGGAGTGATTGATTCAGATGATGTGATTGCTGTGCCTTCAGTTAAATCTGACGCACTGATTTCTGGGTACACTGGTATTTGAGAAGTGAGACCCGCTGTTCCAGTCATGTCAAAGACTTGGAACAAGTCACCAGCGATTGATCTTTCAGATGCTGTGAAAATTGCCTCTTGTAAGACATTTGTCAACAACGCTGATGCTGATGATGTTGTGTTGTTATATGTAGCCATGTTATATTTCTCCTTTGGTTCTACAAGTTGTTATTAAATGATCTGTCTATTCTTCTTCAGGCGCTCATTTCTTACTTGCTTATAGACCGCTCTGTGTTCAGGATTATTCAGATCCAATTTACTGATGTCAACTTGTCCAGTACCTGTGGTTGAAGAAGTATTGCTTTGACTGCCTGCTCCTTTGGGTCCTGGTTGAGAGAAATGTGGATTCTTGTCCAACCACTCTTTAACCATTGTATCAACTGTGTAGGGATCGCCAGTTTCAGTGTATTTCACACCACCTTCTTCCCCAACAACTTCTACTTCACCCTTGTCGCTCAATCTCACATTCTTGGCAAGGAGTTCCTTGACCTGTTCTGGAGATATGGCCTTGTATCTGCTGGCGGCGTTAATGATAGCGCCATCCACCATTTGGCTTTGTAGTCTCTGCTTGAGTGTATTGATCTCTGTGTCTTTCTTGGACACAGTTTCCTTCAACACCTTCTCAAAGTTACCTTTCGCCCTCTCAGCCTCAAGTTGTTTCTCCTCTTCAGCCGCGAGCAATTGGTTATACTTCTCAACATCCACCCCTTCAAATTTCTTCATTGCCTGCTTCTCTGCCTTAGTCCTGACAGACGCCATGGCGTTGTTGAATTCTTCTGCGGTGTAGGTTTTTGAACTGGTTGATACAGTTTCCTGAGTGGTTTCTTGTTTAGAGTCTGTTTGTGCTTCTGCCTCAGTTGCTTGGGCTTCAGACTGCTGGTTTTTTGATTCTTCCATTTGAATGCTTCCTCCTATTGGGAATTGTTTGTTTATTTATTCTTGTATTTAATGCTTTATATGTGCGGATAACAATTATATGAACATGTCGCCATTGCCCACAAGGTCATACCAATTGGTGTTCTGCCTCAACAATGTCTGGTGTCGCTTGAGTGTGGCCAGGTCCTGTATCATGAACAGGTCTCGCTTCTGGTAGGAGAACTGTAGTCCCCTTATCTTGCCCTTGTTGATCTTGTTGTCATACAGCACAGCCAGTTTGGGGAATGTGTGTTTTATCTGTGAACATATCTGGTCCTGGTATGGCTCGCTGACCCTGTCATACCACACAATCATTATGTCAATGTCCTTGCTGAATTGATAGCAACACTGGTAGATGAATTTTTTTATTGGCCTCTTGCCTGCAATGATCTTGTATCTGTTGGAGTTGATGGCCTTGAGGGCGTATGGACAAATGGCCAAGCCCCCAAGTGCCTGCTGTGGTTTGGCTATGTGCTGGGTGATCCAGCGAACCAGACTACTTTCTTCTGCCGCCTGGTTTCCTGCCACCTTTTTTATTCTTTTTCTTTTTGGTTTTCATTTTCATTCTGCTTCTCCTTGTTTTCAGTGTTGTGTATGTACTTACGCTTGGGGTCCTCGCTGTAAAGTGACAACAGTTCCAACTTCCTGGTGTGTGCCAGTCGCTTGACCTTTTCCAGGGCCTTCCTGGCCATGAACGCACTGTTCTTTGACTTCAACCTCTTGCAGTACTTCCACCAGTAGTAGTAGTCCTTGAGCGCGGCCTCAAGTGCCAGGTGTGCTGGCGTGTCAAACAGTTCAATGTGTGTGAGTGTGCCCTTACCTTGCATCTCTTATCTGCTCCTGTTCTTTCAATTTCTTATTGATCCTGCGTCGCTCTGTGATCCGCTGTCGCTTGATGCGTTCAGGTTCATACACAGCGTCCAGCAACTGCCTGGCGTACTGTGCCTGTTGTTTAATCTTCTCTTCCTGTGTCAATGGTCAAACTCCAGTGTGTCCTGTTCAAGGGTTGCGAACTTGCTGTTCCTGTCCAGGAACTTGTATTCCATGTGTGTGGGTCCAAACACCTCAGCCCAGGCTATGACCCTGTGTGGGTCAAAGTCCTTACAACTGTAGATGTCAAGGTTAAGCAGTCCTGTCTCATTCCAACTGTGCCACGCTATGTGTGATGTCTCAATTATTGTGGTGCCTGACCAACCAATGTTGCCTGGCATGTCACACCACGCTGTCATGGGTCCTGCCAAAATCTTCATATCTATCAAATCTACCAATTGTTCCAATTTCACCTTAAGGTCAAACTCCCTATCTGGTATGCGTTCACACTCTGCCCTGATCAGCAGGTGCTTGTGATCCAATATCATATCTTGAAGTTTGGCCGCCACGCAACCAGTGACCAATATGCAGGTGACAGTGTTTTCTGTCCCCTGACCTTTTTGAGTACAGCACCCATCCTGGCATTGAAACTTCTACGCCTGGCTGGATCATTCCTGCCTATGCTCATGCCCTTCTGTCCAAAATTGATCTTGTTGATGTTGCCAGTCTGTTTGTTCCGCACAAACACCTTGAACTTTTTCACATCGCCCCTCATTGGGCTGTTAAGTCTTACTGTTCTTCCTTGATACTTTGCCATTCTTGTTCATCACCTTTGTTAATGTTTGCTTGCCAAGATAGTTGGCGTACAGTTCCCTGGCCCTCATCCTGACCATGGCACCCTTGAACTCTGATGTCTCACTTTGTCCGCTAAGGAGTATGATGTAGTCTGACATCAGTTCAAACTTCTCCTCCCGCTCAGTGAGGTCCATGCCGCCATCCTCTATCCAGCGATCAGCCATCATCTCAGCCTGTATGTCTATGAATGGTGATGTCACTTGTCCAGTCCCTTCAGTTTGTTGCTAAAGGTCTTGGCCAGTTGATCCACCACATCATCTGTGAGTGCTTTGACACCATCCTTCTTGCTGTTGATGTGTTGTTCAATGCTGGTCAGCCTGTCCTCAAGGATCTTTACCCTGTGGGCCAGTCCATTGTGTGCCAGTGTGAGTTCCTGTTGGTTCTTGACCACTTGGTTGTGCTTGGTTGTGAGATCATTGAGTTGTCGCTCAATGCCCGCCAGCCAATCATATGGATTCCAATCTATCTTGCTCATTGTGTGTGTACTTATAGATATGGCTCCACATCACTATGTAAATGTGGTCCTATTACTGATCTTGGTTGTTGCTGTCCAACAGTGCCTGCTTGGCCTGGTCAATGTCTGCCTGTGTGATCTCTGAATGTAGTTGCAAAATCTGTTGGTCAGTAATACCTGACATGATCATGTCCTGTATGTGCTGGGTCCTGTCCGCTGGTGTTGTCACTGGGTGTGGCATCTCCTCCAACTGTGCTATCTCATCCTCATCCATTATGATCTCAAGTATCTTCTTGTCAATGGCCTGTTTTACCTTGGGATCACTTGGTTGTGTCCTCGCGGCCTTCTCCAATAGATCCATGTCCATTGACTTATCTCTGATGTGGAATGTGTTGGGATATTTTATGTCGCCATCAAATGTCAGTCCCTGCCATTCAGCCCATAGCCTCCAGATCTGCTCCTCAGCCAGTTCCATCTGCTTGGCCTTCTCTGCCAGTTTAGAATTCAATAGTGTGAACTCCGCCACCATCGCCGCACCTGACATCTGTCTGGTCTCTATGGCCCTGAGTGCGCCCATGTGTGCCATCCTGTCAATGCTGTCAATGTTGGCCTGTATTGATTTCAGGATGCCATCAATTGACTGTGATGAAGGTTGAAGCAAGAATGGCTTAAGGTTACCATCCAGTTCATTTGGCATTGTGATGATTGCCCCAGCACCCGCTGAAGCCTCTGTGTCCTGTGTCTTGACCAAACTTGGATGGTTCTGCAGTCTTATCAACTGTTCAACCTCTGTCATCTGGTTGGCGATGAAGTTTTGTGTGTCGCATATGTCGCCAATGAAACTGACGCCAATGCCCTTCACAGGTGATCTCTGGTCATACACAAACACCGCTGGTATCTTGCCCAGTTCATTTGGTATGATGCTTAGGACCTCCTGTCCCCCATCTTTCTTGGTTGGTGAATATTTCTCCAATGTGATGTCTTCCCTTGTGTAAGTTCTGACAAAGTAATCAGAGACCTGCCCATACGCTCTCTGCTCTACCTCAAGCAATTTCAAATAATTCAGTTCAAAGTGTCCTGATGGCAATCTCTCATATGACCAATCAAGTATGTTTGGTGCTGTGAAGATTGTGGAATATGTCCTGATGCCCTGGGCCAACTCCTCCGCCTTTGTGCCCGCGTTTGATTGTGGTCTGTCCAACAACACACAACAGTGTCCTGCTATGGTGCTGTGGATGTTTACCTCGCTCATGAATGCGTCCCAGGTCCTGCCCTCAAGGTCTGCGTCCCTCAGGAATGGCTCCAACTCTGGGTTGTTCTTGATGTTGGCGAAATCCCTTTCAGGCTTCTGCCTGAACAGGAATGAATTCATTGTGTGTGTTATGGCCTTGGCGTGGTTGTCCAGTGGCGTTGTGACCAATCTCTGCACATATTCTGATTCTGACTCATACACATACCTTGTCAGGTACTTGCCCATCCTGTAGTGGTGACCACCCAGGTATGAGTTGTAGAGGAACTGCCACCTCTGATAATGGTTGTGGTATTCTGGATGAACACCTATGAGATCATAAAGGCTCGCGAAGTCTTCAGGATCTTGATTTGTGCTGTATATCTGTTGTGCCATGTTATGCTACCTTCACTCCCCAAGTTTTTGGTTGTTGTTGTTGTTCTTCTAATGTCCTCTTCACTGGTTTCAGGAATGATACGCCATAACCAAATGCATCAAGCATATGGTCCCATCCTGTGTCCTTCTCAGGCTGTGATGTGCCTGGTTTGTAAATCTGTCTCTCAAGTGACTGTATCAATTTCTTGCATCTTGGGTGTATTGAAACACTGCTCTCACCAGCACCATTCATCAATGCTGTGTTCACTGAGTTTATCCTGTCCCTGACCTGCATGTGTTTGTTGTACATCTTGACTATGAAACCATTGTTCTGTAATATACTTACATCTGTCCTGCCACCCGCTGATGTTTTCCTCGCCTTGGCTGATGGGTCTGGATACGCGAACACCTTGGCATTGGGGAACTTGGCCAAGATCTCCTGGCACATCTCATCTGTGTTTGATCCATACATCTCAATCTCATCAATGACCTGGAAGTGGTTGTCCTTGTACACAAAGCACACAGCGGACATTGGGTTGACATTGAAATCTAAGGAACAGTGTATGATCTGTTGTGGTCCATCAAATGTGATGTCCTTGATGTGTGTCTTCCTGTCAAATGCGTAGTACACAACTCCCTCATAGTTGGAGAACTGTGCGTTGTATTCAACATCATAGGTCCTCTTGTCAAGGTCCCTCCTGGCCTGTTCTAGTTCTTGTTCATCTACCCAGCCTCCCTGTGCTGTGGTGTATTGCCAACTCTGCCATTCCTGTTCTGTGCTGTCCTGTCCCCTCTGGAAGAAGTCAAACAATTGGTTTGATCTACCTTTGGGTGTGCCGCACACAAGGACCCTTGCCTTGTGGTCTGACAGTGTTGGTCTCATCACTTCCCAGGCCTTGGGATCTATGTCTTGGAATTCATCCATTATCAAAATACCTTTTATGTAGAACCCCCTCAATGCGTCAGGGTTCTCTGACCCCCTCAAGCATATCCTTGATCCATTCTTCAATGTTATTGTCAGTTCCGCTTCATTCACTTTCTGTATCCAGTTCAGTCTGCCCAGTTGTGTCTTCAATGGTTCCCAAGCCAGTCCTTTCGCGGCCCTGTAGGATCCTGTCAAATACCAACAAACTGAATCAGGCTCCTTGGCGTGGTATGCCAGTTCTCTGATCGCAAGTGTTGTTTTCCCCCAACGCCTTCCACACGCTAAAACGCGGAATCTTGCCTTTGACTTGGCCACTTCTGATTGTGGTACTGATAATTTCATTATGGTCTCTTCTCCAATATTAAATCAAACAAGGCACCAGCCTCTGATGCTGATCCTGTCTTGACCCTGATCTCAATGTCTGTCTTGCCTTCAAACTTCAATGGCACAGGGTAGTCATAATTGATCTGGCCGCCCCTGCCTGCCCATTGACCCTTGACCTGGAATGTGTCTGTGCCAAATGGTCTCGCCATCAGTTGGAAAGTTGTGTCTTGGTCCTTCTGTTGTGAGCCTTGGAACTTGATCAGGTAGGCATCCTGATTGCCTGGTACTGTGTATGTGGCCATAAGTGTTTGGCCATTGCCTGCTGTTATCTGTGCGTAGGTCTGTGAATCACCAATTGTGATGTTGCCATCTGGTGTGCCAGAAGTTACTCTTGCCCTAAAAATTCTCTTGAATGTTTCTGTTGTGGTCGCTGTGCCTGATCCTGCCAGTGTGACTGAAACAGTCTGTGCCAGGTAGTTGGCATCAAGACCCTGTAGTTCAACCTCAACACCATTGTCAGTGGCGCCTGATGCTGATGTCACTGTTAGTTGTATGGGTGCGTCTATGTATGAGTACACACCGCTCAGGTCTGTCACAGTCTCAAAACTGCTTGAAGTGGCCGCGTTGTAGCCAAACTTGTTGATGTGTGAGAGGTCATTCCAATCACCCCTCGCTATGTGTAGGTTCACAGGTGCTACCCTTGAACCTGAATGTGTGTTGTCTAAATTAAATCCCATTATGCTTCTTCATCCCAAGGTAGAGGTTTGTTGTCCTCTGTCTGCTCACCATTCTCAGATTGGCCCAGATAATTCTTTCCAAGGAACATTAGTAATCTTGTGTCTCCAGCGATGGCCTTCTCCCACTGTGCCTTCCTCAGTGATTTCTTGCCTGTGGCCCTGCCCAGTTCCACAATCTTCTTGTACTTCTTCTGTATCATGGCACCTGTGATGCCAAACACGCCACCTATCTCATCATAGGAACACATCAGGCACGCCAGCCTGAACACCATGTCCTTGTCAACAGGTTTCTTCTTGAAACTTGGTTTGAATTCTTCTTGTTTGTTTTCTTGTTCCATTATATTAAATTTCTCTCTTTCACCACCACTTTGAAGTGTCTGGTATCTATGTCACCACCATCTGTGGTGATCTGGCAGGCTATGTCATAGACATTGCCATCTGTGCCACCTTCCACCCTAATCCTAACCTTGTTGTTGGTTATTATGCTGACATCTGTGTTGGCGTCAGTTGGATGTTGCAGTGGTGAAGAGTCCCCTGAAATAGTCTCAATAGTGATGCTGGTTGATGATATGATTGTGTTGGTTGGAAGGTACTGACTCCAGTCCAGTGTGTAGGCCACATTGGCTGTTGGGTCCTTCTCTATGGTAATACCTTGCTGGTTTTTAAAAAATCCTGTTGTGTCTGCCATATGTTATACTTCTAACTCCAGTTCAGTGCTTGGTTGTGTGATTGTATTTAACAGGCCTGTCTGTTCGCTGTGCCTCTGACCCATGGTCTGGCCTGACCAATTGGAACTGACATGTGTTGGATCAACGCCATTCAACCAATGCTGTATGCTGATGAAGGCACCTCCAAACTTGGAAGCCTTGCCACCATGCGTGTCATTGGGTCTGACCCTTAGGGTCTTGTAGGCCCAACTTGGTATGCCATTGGTGTCCTGCTTGGCCTGTTCCTCGCTGATCACTGTCTCACCTGAATGGGTGAACTGCATACCATACAGGAACAGTTCATAACTGTCCACATCTGGATGCGTGTGTTCTGGTATCACTGTGTTGGGTTGGCAGATGAACATTTCAACCTGGAATGACTTCTTCCTGTAGAGGACCACACCGCTGACACCTTCTATGAACAGCAATGGATTCTTTGATGGCGTGAATATTCTCTTGGAAACACCTGATCTCAGATAGTATTCTGTGAACCTGTCCAATGGATCTGTGGTTGTTTTGATATGATCATTTGACATGGTTATACTTCAAACTCCAATTCTCTGGTTTCTTCAGGTATGATGACCTGTCTGGTTTCTTGTGTGATAGTATTTACTCTACTTTCCTGTGGTATTAACAATGTGTATCTTGGGTTGTCCCTGATCACGCCCGCAAGTATGCTTGTGGTCACAGATCCGCCAAAGATTGATATCGCTGTTGGCACCGCTGACGCCACCACATTTGATGTGGCCGCGATGTTGGCACTCACTGACGCTGTCCTGTTGGCACCCGCTGTGATGTTGGTTGATGCGGCTATGTTCGCCTGTACCACACCCGCCTGTATCTCATCTGGATCACAACTAACTGATGCTGTGGCAGATAGATTGGCCTGTCCATCCTTCTCACCTCCACCAATGGCCACAATGCTGAGGCTACTGGATATGATGATGTCAGCCACAAAGTCCGCGTTGGCTGTCATTGTCACAGTGCCTGCTATGCTGGAATCAATCTCCGCTGATCTGATTGCGTTGGTTGTTGTGGCCTGTGCGAAGTAGCCCTGTTCAATGTAGCCAAGTTCAACATACTGGTCACCAACACGCACCTCACTGCTGAGGCTGGCCTCAACATTTTCAAAAACCCTGGCCTCTACTGTGACTGTGGCTGTGGCTGACAGTATGGCCTCTGACGCCACTGTCTCAACATTGGCATCAAATGTGTTCTGGAAGAAGTTTTGTGGCACATAGTCATCCGCCGCGAGGTAGTCCTGCGAACCAATGACCATTGTGATTGGTATTGACGCATCAGCATCCACATTGGTTGTGACAAATGAGTCTGTGGTCGCGGAGAAATAGCCCGCCTTGATGTAGTCCTGCGTGTCAAAGTAATTCTGCTCACCAATGGTGGTCACAATCACAGGTGTGGCCGCACCTATCCTACCAATGTTGGCCTCAAAGGTGTGCCTGGTGTAGCCAAGGCTCACATATTGATCAACAAAGTAGGTCTCCTGACCAATGGCCAGGTTGTGTTCAATGGTTTTTACTGATGCTTGGACTATGGCCATCTATTACCCCCAGGTATAGACAGCGATTAGTCTATGCTTATTTGAAGATTCCCAATTGCGATGTTTAGTTGATCCCCATCTGATATGGTTTTTGAGGTTGTCAGATCGCCATACGCGATCATGTTACCACTTGATGACGCATCAAAAATAGCAATGGCAGTGATAACACCATGATCCCCACCTGAAGCGGCTGGGAAAGTGATGGCACTGGTGTTTGAGATTGTTCCTGAAGAACTTGAACCCATCTTGGATGAGATCTCAACCCTTGCGTAGTTGTTGCCTGACACCTCTGTGGGTACAGATGCGTCTGTGATTGAATTGTTGAAGTAGCCAACGTATGCTGTTGGCGATGTGTAAGAAGTGTTCTTGAACAGGTGATCAAGGACCTTATCTTCTGCGTAGTTTGACAAATTTGCCATGGTCTGTGTCCTTCCTTTAAATTTAAAGTTTGTTTGTTATAACAAGAGTATTTAATCAATATCTATGATTGAAATATACAAACACTAATAACAAAATTCATATCCAAACAGATCTATGTCAGTGTGCCATATCTCACTGACCTTGTCAATCATTTGATTGTTGTATCTATGAGAGTAATGGGTCCTGTCCTGCCTCTATTGATCGTGTATCAGTTTGAATTGGTCCTGTAGTTTTTTCCGCTTGGTCCAAGCCAATCTTGCTGTGCCTGTTTTGATGAAATAAGTGAATCTTATGTGATCCCACAAATCAAGTATTTTGTATATCATTATCTGTTTACCACCGTCTTTGTTGCCAATTTGGAATTTATCTGTGTGGTGAAATCAGTGTCCCAGACATCTGTGCTTGAATCAACGATGGCACCACTATCCACCCAAGTCCTAGTGCTTAACCAATCTGACACCTGTGCTAACACTGGTGCGTATGTGTAGTCATCGTTGTGCCAATAATACAGCATCGCGTGTGTGTCCATGCCAGAAAGTTCTGTCCATATGGTATTGTAGTCAGCGTGTGCCTTGTCAAGTATCAAATTAAATCTCATAGTTAAAACTCCACTGGTTCGTTGCTTGAATCTGTCACAGCATTGTTCATTGTGAATGCTCCACCTGATCCTGCATTAGTGCCCGCGTTCCACGTGGATGCCTCACCCGTGAAATACATCTTGGGTGATGAACCAGTTGGTGTTGAACCATCTGATCCAAGATCAACAGGTTGTCCATCAGCAGTGATAAACTTACGTCTGTTTGTTTCCGTTGTGAGATCTAGGAATGAATCATCCCACCAGAACTCTGACATGTCACCCACTATTTCTTGAAATGGGTCATTTGCTGGTGTGTTGTCGTAGATTGAACCAACTGTCCAACCAGCACTGATCGCACCTGAATCAAAGGCAAGATCTGCGTCGCTGAACGTTGCATGTGTTATTGTGGCTTGCGTATCGTTGACATAGCATTGTGTATTTGAAGACGCTACTCCTAGATCAACTGAATACAATATGTGATACCACTCACCAGCGTTGAACGTAGATGCCGCTTGATCATTTAGTATAAGGCCTGACGTGCTGTTGCCAACAAAGTCAATCCTGTTATCTCCAAGCCTCCATTGTGCATAAACCTTGAAACCGTGATTTCCAAACACACCATATGTGCTTGATACACCTGTGTACAACCACGTACTGACCGTGAATTGCTTGCCGTTTGACAGACCAGTAAGGTTTGATGTCTTCTCCAAACTGTCTGTGCCATCAAAGGTTACCGCTTCCGCGGTGTATCCGCCCGCGGCGGCCACTATTGGTTTACTTAAAATTGATCTCCCAAATCCTAAAGGCATATTTCTATCTCCTTAACTGAAGTTGGTCACAAGGTTTGCGTAGTAGTTGGTACCATCATACATCACAGTCAAGATGTCTGTGGTGTCTGTGGTGCTCAATGTCTTCTCCCCGCCCGCGAACAACATGGTTGATGTCAGTGTCCTGCCTGTGCCATTGGTGTCAATGATCAGTGTCAGTGTCTGTCCAGCCACTGGGTTGGAGAACGCTGAAAATGTCAAATTGCCTGTGAGAGTTATTGTCCTCACATTGCCATCAGCCACATCTGGTGTGATGGTTGCGGCGTATGTCAGTGCTGTGATGTCCTCATCATACTGTAGGTTGCCCACTTTGGTCTTGCCTGTGCCATTTGGTGCCAACACAATGTTGCCATTTGAAACTGACACAATGTCATTGCCATTCACATCAAGATCACCACCCAGTTGTGGTGTGGTGTCTGACACAATATCAGTCAATGCTGAAGTCAAATAACCTGAATCATTGGTCCACTGTGAGATGTTTCCTGACTTGTTGGTGAATGTTAAACTGTCTGATGCTATGTTGGCATCCTCCGCGTCCACATAGGCCTTGATGGCCTTGGCAGATGCCAGTGTGTCATCTGACGCTGAAACTGTTGATATGTCTGTGTCCAACACGCCTGACTTGAGGTCAGCCACATCAATGTTTGAGATTGAGTTGCCTGTGCCCTCAACATCAAAGGTCTTGTTGGTGAGTGTGTCTGTGCTTGACGCTGTGATGTAGGATCCCAGGTCAGAGATGTCAGCCTCCGCTATTGTGATTGTGTTGTTGGCTGTGTTGATTGTTTTGTTCTGTAGCGTGTCTGTGCTGGTGGCAGAGATGCCTGTGCCAGTTATGGTCAGTGTCTGTCCTGTGGCCGCTGTTGAAACTGTGCCTGATCCTGTTATGGTCAGTGTGTTGCCTGACTCAACATCAATCGCTGTTGATGTGTCATCCGCTATGGCTATACTTTGGTCCCTTAGGTTGGTAAGGTTGTTGTCCATCTCCGCTGTTGTGAGAGGTGATCCTTTGCCAGTCCTTGTGGTGATTGATGCTTTTGTTGGCATGGTTGTTAAATCCTTGTGTTGTTTGAACTATTATTTATTCAAACTCTATTTAGTCCAGTATGTAGTTGGGTTCTATGCTGTCCTTGGTGTACTTGCGGCATCTCCTGGTGTGGTGATCACATCGCTGTATGAT